GGTTAGACCTGATGGCCTTCCACGGTGTGAATCCAAGAACGATGACAGCTTCAACCGTAATCGGTGAAAACAACTTTAAAGATAAAGTTAAGAATCTGGTTACCTACACTTCAAGTGACCCAGATACAAATATGGAAAGTGCAGTTAAGCTGGTACAGGCTTCAGATGGAGCAGTCACCGGTTTGGCAATGGCTCCAGCTTTCAGTTCAGCATTAGCTGAGTTAAAAGTAAACGGAGTCAAGCAGTTCCCAGAATTAGCTTGGGGTGCGAATCCAGAAAAAGTAAATGGTTTGCCAGTTGACATCAACAGAACTGTTTCTGACACCGGAACAAATAAAGCAATTGTTGGTGACTTTGCTAACGCTTTTAAATGGGGCTATGCTGGTGACGTCAGATTTGAAGTCATTGAGTATGGTGACCCAGACGGAACTGGTAAGGACCTGAAGCAGTATAATCAGGCTTATTTAAGAGCTGAAATGTTTATTGGCTGGGGCATCTTTGATGGTGAAGTATTTGCAAGAATTGTTGACCCTGAAACAGTTACCTTTACAGCTACACCAGATGGAACAGCTGGTTCAACTCCATCAACTAAAATTGATTTAGCATTTAACGTTGATATTTATGGTTTGAAAGCTGAACACATCACATTGACTGATAGTACTGGAGAAGCAACAAAAGGCGCATTGACCGGTTCTAAGAAGAACTGGAGTCTGGCAATTACACCAACTCAGAGCGGTAATATTTCATTACAGATTGCTGATATCGGTGGTTACGATATGCCAGCTGCGAAGACTGTTGCTGTAATCTCTGAGGAATAACAAAATAGTCAAAGTATAATGAAGTACAGAAATATCAAGACTGGGGCTGTTATTGACAGCTCCAGTGTTATTGGTGGCGAAAACTGGGTTCCTGTAATTGAAGAAAAAAAGGCTGTTGAACCAGTTATTGAAATTGTAGAAAATCCAGTTAAAACCATTGATGAAATGACAAAAAAGGAAATTATGGCTGAGTTGGACTCAATGGGTGTTGAATATAATCCAAGAGCCAACAAAACTGAACTTTATAATCTGATGAGGTGATATTATGAGTGAATTTGCAACAATTGAAGATATTGAAAGTTTATGGCGTGTTATGTCAAATGAAGAAAGGGAAAGGGCTGAGGCACTGCTGCCTGTCATTTCTGATTCTTTAAGACAGGAAGCTAAAAACGTAGGAAAAGATTTAGATCAGATGATTACGGATGGCAAAATACTACCTTCAGTAGTCAAATCAGTGGTTGTCGACGTTGTTGCAAGAACTCTGATTACATCAACAAATGCTGAACCAATGATACAAAGCAGTCAGTCAGCAATGGGATATTCATATTCTGGAACCTATCTTGTTCCGGGCGGCGGCCTGTTTATCAAAAAGAGTGAACTTGCAAGATTAGGGTTGAGAAAACAACGAATAGGAGTTATTGAAATGCTATGATTAAAGGAATTACAGTTAAACTGATTAATCTGGTTGATAGTGGGCAAAGTGACCCATTTGGCAACCCTATAATGCAAGAAACCTCTATTAACGTTGAAAATGTACTGATTCAGCCGGCTACAAGTGATGATATTACTGACTCAATTAACCTTTACGGAAAAAAAGCAGTCTATAATCTTGCGATTCCAAAAGGTGATGATCATATCTGGGAAAATCAGATTGTCGAGTTTTTTGGCGAGAGATTTAAAGTGTTTGGCAAGCCTTTGATGGGCATTGAAGCCAACATACCGCTCAAATGGAACATGAAAGTACAGGTTGAAAGATATGACTAAAATCAAGGTTGTAAGAATTAAACCTAACAATGCTGGTTATCGTAGGCTTTTGAATGGAATTGAGCTTCAGAAATACTGCAATGACCTGGGTGAACAGGTATCAAAGAAAGCCGGCACAGGCTATGTGGTGACTACCCAGATTGGTAAAAAAAGACTGCATACAAGAGTGGCTGCTGTTACGAAAGAAGCGGTTAAAGATAATTTAGAAAACAACACATTACTGAAGGCGGTGAGCTGATGATAGAACAGATCATACTTGAATATCTTAAAGATAAACTGAATATGGATGATATCTATACTGAAACACCACAGGAACCACCATCAGTTTTTGTTCGAATTGAGAAAACCGGTGGTAATCGTAATGCTTATTTAAAAAAAGCAACTGTAGCGATACAGTCGTATGGAACAAGTTTATTTGATGCAGCACAATTAAATGAAAACGTAATTGGGGCAATGCTTAATATTGATGAACTTGACTCTATCAGCAAATGTGAACTTAACTCAGATTATAATTTTACAGATACACAACAAAAGAAGTACCGCTATCAGGCGGTTTTTAATTTAACTTACTACTAAGGAAAGGAGTAAACTTATGGCAACAACTGCGGCAAATGTTACTGCTGCCAAACCTAAAATAGGTGGTGCTATCTATCGTGGCGCTACTACCTTAACTTTGCCAACTGATGCAACAACTACACTGCCAACCGGCTTTGTTTGTCTGGGCTATATCGGTGAAGAAGGTTTGACAAATGCAATCGAAAATGAAACAGACGAGATTAAAGCGTGGGGCGGTGATGTTGTTTTAGCCCTTAATAAAGGCAAAAAAGTCACCACAAAGTTTAAACTTGTTGAAGCAATGAATACAGATGTATTAAAAGCGGTGTTTGGCTCAACAAACGTTACTGGAACATTATCAACTGGAATTACAACCAAGATTGCTGGAATCAATGATGAAGCTGCTGCTTGGGTAGTTGATATGATTTTAAAAGACGGAGCATTAAAGCGAATTTGTATTCCAAGCGCTTCAATTACTGAAATGGCTGAAATTGTCTACAGTGACAGTGAAGAAGTTGGCTATGATGTTACTATTCTGCAGACACCAGATAAAAATGGGTTTGCTCAATACGAATACATCAAGAAGTCAGAAACCAGTTCATCAACTTAATTAAGAAAGGGGCTATTAAATGATTAAAGGAAAAACAAAAAGTGGATTCGAGTTTGAAATAAACAAAGAAGTCTTGAATGATATGAGAATTGTTGACGCACTGGCTGATATGCAGTCAGGTGATGACAGTCTGGTAATGGTGGCAGTTACTGAATTGCTTAATCTTGTTTTAGGTAGAAAACAGAAACAGCTGCTATATAAACATCTTGAAGTTGAAAATGGAAGAGTTCCAATTGAAAAAGTAAGTGATGAACTGGTTGAAATTTTCAACAGCCTGAAAGAAGGAAAAAATTAATAGCCCTGGCCACAATGATAGCAACCGATGAAGATTCATTGATTTGTGATTTAGCGGAAACCTATCATGTATTCAACTACAGAGAGTTGCCGGTTAAACTGCTGGCGACTCTTTCAGTTGGGCTGAGGGCGGATTCAAGAATCAAATTGAAAATAAGTGAGCAGCCATGCTCATTGAAAATATGGCTTCTTGCTTCAATAGCTGACAGATTAACGTTGATTGGAAGCGCTGGAAGTAAGGAAAAGC